TGACCAGCAGAAACTCTAATTCCATTGTCACCAGTAGAATTAAAAATAACTTCAATTGTTGCACCAGTTGGAGACTTATTTTGAATAATTACATTAATACGCTTAACGCCTACAAGAGCCGCCGCAAGAATTTCTGTGCTAGAGCCTGCTGTTGCAATCGTATCTATAGTTCCATCTTCGTGTGTAAAACTACGGATAAATGGAGAGGATGTTTGAATTATCGACATAAATTAGTAAGTTTTGTACATATTGATTCTTCCGAACTGTCCTTGCTGACGCAAGAACTTATCGTATTCTAAGTCAAGAACTTCTTTTGACTTTGCTTCAAGTGAGGCGGCTTCTACAACCATTGTTTCAGACACAAACCAGTTAGCCGCCGCACCCCAAGACATATACATACCAAATATGTAAGGTATATTTATTTTAGTCCAAGCAGTAGGTGTGTTATTAGGATTTTGTCCAGCAATAGTAGAAGGAACATTACATATGTAAAAGTTTCCGCTATGAGGTTTTCCAAGAACAGGCATTAAAGCACCTGTGCCAGAACCAGAATCAAAGTAAATCTGAACACCTTGAAAATAGGTCACAGCAGGGTCATAAGGGTCTCCTGTAAGGGCTGGAACTGGAAGTCGGTATAGATACCAGCCTTCAGATATAATGCTCATTACAATGACCTTCTTGACGGTTCCGCTGTCGTATAATGTGTATCCAATTTGGACTGCCCTAGTTGAATCCAATGGATTTCTATTCCAAACACCAAGAACTTCACTAGCAAGCGGGTCTTGTACAAAATAAGTAACTCCGTTGTCTTGAAGACTAGGTGGCCCTTCTGGTGGGTCAGTTTGTGTAGTAAAGTATTGCAGACGGACTACATCATTCCATTGATTAGACTCCCAAGCCTCTTTTAGTCGGAATTGAGCAAAGTCTCTAAACTGAGCAAATGTATCAGCATTTATGTTATTCCTATCGTTGCCAGTAAATTGTACTGCATCGAATAGAACTTGGCTGAAATCAACTGTTCTCATTTAGTTAAGAAACCGTCTGCGGTGAATATATGACCATTCACTACGGTCTTTTTGGCATAGTTGCGAACTGCCGTTTCTGGGTTATCTCTTAGGAATTCTTTCAGAAAGGTATCATCCTCCCAGCATTCATATCCTAGTCGATGGCCCCAATAATGCCACGATGTAGCAGGAATTTTCGCTATCGGTCTGCCGATGCCATCGACAGCCTTATGTTCATTAAATCTATCAAAATGACCGCTTTGTTTAGCAGTCTTTCTAGCATCAACTTCTTGCATTCTCCAACCATGGAGGAGTTCCTCCTTAACCCTATTTCTAAGGTCGGGAGGAACTGCCTCTGCCAGACTTTCAATAAAGTCTGACACGGATTGGTTAGGCCGAGAAGTTAAACACGCCGAATGCCAAAGGATTGTAGACGCAAAGTCCAGCAACCGCTTCAATCATTCTCGCTTCACCGCCGCCATAGTTCGGGAGAGCAGTCACGCCAGCAACATTGCCGCCATAACGAACTTCCAGAAGGTCGAAGGGAATAACGAAACCCTTATGCACATCGCCAACACCAGAACCATCAATATTGATGAAATGCGAAGGGTGGAGTCTCAACTTACCGAAATCGCCCTCAAACACATCGACAGACGAGATGTAGGACGAAGAATCAGACTCACGATTCAGCGTTCTAACAGCACTGCGAGTATCGACAGAGCCAGAAGAAGGAGTCGTGTAAGCAAGATTCGTGAAGGCTCTCTTAAGGGCAGAACCGCAAACGAGGTCAAAGTCACGGAACTGACCAGTCTGTGTATAGATGCCTGTGAGGACATTCTGAACAACAGTTTCAGTTAGAGCCGCAGTACCGACAGTCGAGATATTGGCTGTAGGAGTCTGGAAGGCCGCAGGAATAGCATGAGTAGGGTCTTGACCACCACTGCCAGCCGCTTCAAGCCACTTACCAAGACCTCTGGTGAGGTAGGGGTCTGTACCATCATCAGCCTGCATAGCGTTGTTGGAAGAGATAGTGCTTTCCATGTCACGCTTAAGTCCCTGAATGCCCTTAGCAACATTGTTAGCAAGTTCATCACGGACACCAGCAACAACAGCGATATCCTGAGTAAGAGGAGACACACGGACTGCTCTACGGAAAATCTGAATGTAATTGCTCAGTTCAGCACGATAAACGGTAGCACCATCCTTGACATAGTTTTCATAGGAAGTAACATCCGTACCATCGACTGTACCAGTTGTTCTGGGAGTCGGGAGACGGTCTGCCTGCCATCTGAAAAGAGTATTGCCAGGTTTGCTACCCTTCTTCGCCATGGAAGTGATTGGGGTATCTTTTGCATCGACCATCGAGATGAGGTCTGCGAGTTCTTCTCTCTTACCAGACGAGAAGGAGGGTTCTGTTAGATTAGCCATAGTATTATATAGGTTTGTAGGTTACAGGAATCGGTTTGCAATTATAGATGAAAGGTCATCTCTGTTACCAGAATTCAGAAAACGCTTCTGAGCCGTATTCGACTGAACTTGCTTTTCAGTAAGTCTAGCGGGTGAGGCTGAAGCCCTAGGTTGTAGCGGTGCTTTTGCTGTAGAGCCTTTTGTATTGCTCTTTATTGAAGCCTCTCTGGATTTTACTCCTCGGATATAATCTCCAAGCACCATCTTATAGTCAGGAAATCTTTGTATCTCTGGGAAGTGCTTCATGAATGTCTCTGCGATTTGTCTCTCAGTAGAACTCCTGTCCTTCCACCATGGATACTCTTTGTTAGCGACTTGTTCAATCTGCATAAAGTTATTCAGGTAATTCATTCTCTTAGGAAGATGCTCTTCAAGTGCATCCATCGCTTTGATTTTGATTTTCCGAACTTCTTCAGCAGTATATTCAATTTCGTCACCATCATTTTTCCTGACAACAGCACCATCGGGGTTCATTTCGCACCATCTGCGAATCTGTTTGGCTTGTTCAGCCTCACGATTCACTTCATCAGGAGTTGATAGGTTAGAATAAGGATTATCTCTAGTTGGAACCTGTGCTGGCTTTACAGCCTCTTGGCTCAGTCGTTCCATTTCGTTTTTAAGCCTGTCAACCTCAGCCTCTGCTTCTCTCCGTTTTGCGGTGAGTTTGTCGATGCGTTTCTTTACACCCTTTGGCAATCCCCTTTCAAAATCATCATCTTCGGACTTGGTTTCTTCGGTTTCCTCGGAGTCCTCGGTCTGACTTTGTTCGGGTTCTGTTTCTGTTAACTTTGAATGAACATCACCATTCTCGGAGTCTGCGGACTCCGCTTCAGAATTTTGGGAATCTGAAGGTTCCTCACTCTCCTTGCCTCCTAGGAGCGTCTCGCTAACAATGTCAGCGAGTCTGTTGTTATCAAATCTCTGGGCTAGAGATTCGTTCTTCGTGGGGTTATTTGATTCCGTCCCAAGGTCGGATGATTCGTTGTTTTCCATTAGATAAAGGTCTAAAGTCCTATATTACTATAGCAGGGTTTTTTGGATTAGTCCCAGAACTAATTGCAGTTAAAACCGCAAATTATAAAAAAGCAAATTATTTCTTTAAAAAGCCAATTTCTTACGAACCACCCTCAGGAGGTCTTCCTTGGTCAATAAGTACTTCATTTCTAGTATTCATAAGAACATCCTTAAATGCCATAAGAGCGTCAGCCCTTCCAGCATGCCATGCTCTATCTTCTCCTTTGTTTTCCTTAGATAAGGCAGTGGCAACCTCTGACTCAATAGATGCATCTAGAATCATGTGAATAGCCTTCCATGTGATATGGTTAGTTTCAAAGGCAAAACCATGTATGATTTCTTGTGGTAGCATTATTGCTGTTGAGGTTGCTGTTGGTCAGCCTGTTTAATTTGTCCCTGCATTTGCTGTGCCGCCTGTTGTGCTACTGGAGTTACCCCAGTTTTGCCAATTTGCTTGTTTTGCTGTTGCATAACAGACATTTGAAGATTCTTTACATAGTTCTCAAGTAAAGCCCTGAAATGTTGGTCAGATTGCATCTGTTGCTGTGCTTTTGGGTTTTTGCCCATAATATCTTGCAAATACTGTAGTTTAGTAGGTGCAGATGGGTCATTTTCAACATAATTAGCCTCATTTCCAAGCATCATTAGTCCAATATCAGATTGTGTATCTTTATACATCATTTGAGACGCTGTAGCACTTTCAACAATCAAATCCTTGGCCTTGTCTGGGTCAATAGCCTCAATAGCCGCTTTGACAAGTTTAGTCTTATCAATAACGCCAGCAGAATCAAGTGGCATAACAAATTGCATGATGGCTTTTAGTTTTTCCATTACAAAATCAGTATCAAGTTCACGAACATCATATTTAACCTGAAAGTCGTATTGATTAGATATGCTAGAAAGATTTTGAGGAATAGGTCTGTTTGTGATATTTTGAATTTCAGCAGAATCCATGTACTGAAGCATCAAACTAAATATCATATTAAATGTTTCACTCCAAACATCAAGCCAACCATTAACAACAAACTGTTGTGTAGTCTGTGTTTTTGCTGGCATCACATTAGGATGATACATTCCAAAATAAGAAGCATGATTTTGTTCAACTCTTTCAATTAAAGCAAAAGCCGTTGTTGTATCTCCAGTAGGAGTAGGCATGAATCTATAATCATCAGGAGAAGTAACAGGCAGATGAATTCCTGGCCCTATTTTATTAATTCCACCAAGTCTTTTCTTAACAAGAATTGGAGGCATCGTTGTAAACGCAGTTCTATCACGAATTGAATCATGCTGTGCTTTAATTTCTTCTTGGTCAGTAACAGCAACTTCTGGAACGCTTCTAGATTCCTGAATAGGTCTACGAATACGCTCTCTACGATAAATTATGAAAGGATATTCGTTATGAGCATAACCTAAAAGTTTATGACTAGCAAAAATTTCACTTCCAGCCCTAGGACAAAAGATAGTGCAATAAACTCCTTGAACATTGTCTTCATCAAGCAATTTAGAATATGCATATACGATTTCAATCATATGCATCTGACGATTAATCTGATAATTAATTAAAGAAGCCGCAGGAAGGATGTTAGGGTCATGGAAATTAGAACGAAGACCAGCAACACTTACTGCTTCCTGAACAAACTCATCACTCCAGCCTTCTTTTTCAGCCATGGAACGAAGTTCCATTTCAGACATAAAACACCGTCTAAAAATAACTCTAGCATCCTGAATTTCGATTGTTTCAGGAGGAAAAGAAATTTCATCAAAAGGCTTTAATGCACTTATTGCAGGAAGATTCTTAGATTGATAAACTTCAGGAATCTGACATTTGCCAGTTTCACGAAGGTCTATTACTCCTTTAATTATATCTTTTTGTTTAATTGTACTAAGGAATGATTCAAGAAGACTTACCGCAAAATCCTGTTGAGTAGGGTCAAGAATAGCCGCTGGCAAAGCCTTCATCAAACTATTAGGATTCTGTTGCATAACAGTCTGAACCATTTGATTAATATCATCCATAGTAGTGGTCTGATATCTAATTGAGTCTTCCTGCTCCCAAATTACATGTAATCCAGCCCAACCATATTGCATTGTATATTGTGCAAGAAGTTCGGCTTCATTTCTAATTTCTTTTCTTTTCTTAGACTGAGTATACCACTCCATGAGTATATTTGCTGAACTAGCAAAATCATAATCATCAAATACAGTTCCTTTAACCTTAACCTTACATCTATCAAATGTAGTCATGAGCATGGAAACCATGTCATTAATTGTTCTGTCAATTATTCTAACACGAACATCAGATGCTCCTTCAAATGGGAAAGCCCCATCTCCTTCCATTCTGTTTTCACTGTGTTTCTTTCCATCTCTTGTCTGACCAGTCCATCTAGAAAGACGAATATCGTCATTTTCCATGATGTTAGCGACATTGCCGCCATTCTGAGTAGAACGATTATATTCCTGAAAGAGATATCTTACATCTGGAACATCAGTAGCATAAACCAGTTTATCTTGACTGGAATTATACTTAGTGTAATCAATATATTTTGACATAAATTAGTTTTAATAGGTCATCACGAAAATAACGCTTGTGTCCGCATTTTGTGGTTATTGTCTTAACCTTTTCTGTTTTAATAATACTTTCAAG